AGCGGAAACACATACAGTTTATCCCTCGGTGCGACTACTCTTGATACTAATATATTAGACGGTGCAAATAATTCATTAAATGGTTCTAATTTCGACAACTATCCCGTTGTTGGAAGTGATTTATTTAGTGAAAATGGATATATAGGTAGAGTAACTGCTGTTGATGTCCATAATACGGATAAGGCGAGTTTTACCATAACTAGAGCATTAACTAGAGTCATAAATGAACCAATTTATGTAGAAACCGAAAGAAACTATATATTTACAAAGGCATTGGGTTCTTCTCATATTACTTCAATCTCGCCCACTTCACTAATAGGTTCTTCAAACAAGGGGGTTATTTTTACAGCAGGTAACATAGCAGGAGACTTTGATACTGATGGAGATAATTCTGTTGATACTGACGAAGGCGATACCTTAGTCAATGCCTCTTCTTTTGGTTCATTTAACTTTACTACTGGAAAATACACCACTACTGATGAAAGGGCTGTAGGTTTTCAAATCCATGAACCATCTAGTATAGCAAATGACAATGCATTTCAATGTAAATTAAAAGATGAAATGGGTAATAATGGATTCTCTAGTTTTAACACAGTAGATACTTTAATAGATTTTGAAGTTGTTTCTACGACTAAAAAAGATAACATAACTGAAATAGAATTAGCACCATATATGCCTTTATCATTGGGTAGAAAAATAAGATACGAAGGGGCAGTTAATGATAGAATAGAAACAACATATGTTCAAGCAGGTATAGTTTCATCAATAAACAATGTCGGAAGAGTTAGTTCTTTTATAACGAATTCTCTACATGCTTCAGTAAAAATAGGCGACCCGCTATATGCTCAAAATTTTGACCAATCACAAACCTTAGACAAAGGTTTTATTGGATATGTTCAAGATATAATTGTATTAGATGAATCTGCTAATCTAAGAGGCTCAAATAATCCTTCAAGCAATACTGCAAAACGACGAGTTATATTAGACAGAACAAATATTAACGATGCCGATGGTAATTTAATATTAGAATTTGATATTAATGATGTTATTTTCGCTTCTGTTAGAAAAAGAAATCATATGAATTTTATAAATTCAGCACATCTTTGGGGAGGTAAAATGGTGACGATACCTCATCTAAGAATTTCTCAAGATACAGGTGTTGGGCTAGTTCCTTTCAATATGAATTTAAACTCTAGTGATTTAAATAAAGAATTAGGTATGTTGATATACAAACCATTCAATTCTGATACTAGAAGACTAGGGCATGAAAAATATTCATTTGTAGAACAACCCGCTTCTACTAATATAACGAGAAATCAAATATATGATATTAGAGAACATAACTTTACTAAAAACTTTACATCGTATCAGTTTAAACCAAATGTTAATTCCGGATTAAATAATGTTATTGAAGAAAATAAAACAGACAGTAATAATAAAATACCATACGATATGAGAGGAATGAGTAGTCCGTTTGGTTCTAATGTTACTGTTCATAATAGAGTAAATAGAGGTGCTAATTTTAGTGGTGCGCCCATTCAAACCCGCATAGATTCGTTCTCTCCTATAAATTACATTTATGAAAGTAAAGACCATTCATTTTCTAGATTATTTTTATATGTAACTACAGATATTCTACCTCCTCATATAAGCAGAAATACTAGTTTGTTTTCTAGTAATAAGACTATTAATAATTATAAACTTCTATTGACTGATAATACTAATAAAACTAACAATGATAATATAATTTTACAAGATTCTAATTATCAAAGTCTTTCCTTTACTACCGATGTTGTTCTTTCTAATCTTGTTAGTTTCAATTTGATGAGATTAACTGAATGCGTATATGATGAAAACTTTATTTTGATTAATCCTGAAAAAAAGACAGATGATATTCTTATTAATACTCCTTCTACTTTTGAAGAGAGAATATATCAAAGAAGCCAAATAACAGGAAATAGCATAAATTCTATTGATGGAACAACCGACCAAATATCTTTTGTTAATCCAATATCTTTTGATGGAGGTGAAACTATTTATTCTGCTGATGGTAGTTTTATTGGTGTTGTTAGTGGCCAACATAATAATCAAACGACCATACAATGTGACACTAGTTTCAAAGTTCACACTCCTAATTTCTCTCAATCTCATTCCAATCCCGTTAAAGTTAAACAATTCGCAATAGCAACAGTTAGAGGGAGAGATAAAACAGACAGTATAGATGCGTCTCCTACCAATAAATACCATCCATTAAAAGGTGCTATTATTCCTAAAGATTTCGATAGTAGTCATCCACAAAATTCTAATTACGATTATGGAGAATTTAGCGGTGACTATGCCTATGCAAAAAATGGAGGTAGTGCAATAACATTACTTCAAAATTCGGAAGTAGTATTGCCTAGTATTTATCCCAATGGATTATTTACTAGTAGTTCTTATGTTTCTACTACAAATGGAGCAGTAATAGTTCCTAGAGGTGAAATGCTACAAAGTAGCAAAAACAATCCATATGGAGGAACAATAGGTGTTATTTTAGATAGATACGGAATAGAAGATTCACACCATAAGTTAGAAGCAGGTAATTGCACAGGTGTTTTAGGAAATAGTGTAGGCGGAACAGCAATAGGAAGCATTGGCGGTTCGGGAGTAGAAATAGTTACAGTTAGGGCATCTACTCATTTTAAGCAGTTTTTTACATCTAGCGATACTAGCACACATGATTATGGGACTAGCGATTACCGTTCTCCTGCTGATGGTGCTTATTTAGGATTTAAACTTAGATTATTTTACAATTCTTCTTTATCGGGTATGTCAGCAAGTGTTCCACATATTTCGTCTTCGGGTAATATATTTAAAACTGCTATAAGCCCACAACATTCTGTTAAAAGTGCTTGGCTAGCATATGTTGATTTAACCGGATGTTACTTAGTTCCCGAAAGCGGTTCACCGACAGAAAACTCGGTAGATTCTATAATAGGAGTGAAGACAACCCCAATTTATGTCTATGCTCATGAAGTAACAGCAGGAACTACAACAGTGGAACTTTATACAGAATCGGCATTAACCAATGGTACTGCATATAGAATAATGCAACCCAATCCAGTTTGTATGTATGAATTTTCTCCCGAAACTATTGAATTATTCGTTCCTAGAGGAGAATACACAAAAAAAGCAAATAGTGATGAAATGTATGGGAAGCAAGAAAATAACTATTTCTTTAACGAAGGTAGTAGGCAGTTTGAAACCACCAACGAAGCCGTTTTGTCTATGTATGTTCCTTTAGATATACATAAGAATGTAGGAGGCACTACTATTTTATCCGACATAGTTCCGAAAGGAGATTATGATTTATTGTTCAGTGATGGCGATGAGTCTTTTAAGTCGCCCACTAAAATAAATATCATAGATTCTGCTAAAACACTGACAATCAAAGACAAAAAGAAACTAAACGGAGTAATATCGGTTTCCGAAACCTTTGTAGTGAATTCATTAGAAGAATTAAAAATAAATCCAAAAAGAGCGTGTATCGGCTCTACTGTTACAATAGCCGACGAAACAGAAACTATCATTAATGAGATATTTGAAGAAGAAGGTATAGAATTTACTAACACTGTTCCCACATATCCATTATTTATAGCACCGGAGTTTAGAGGGGTTTCTGCTTTTACTGCTATTAATTTCCTACTTAAGAGAAAAGACTTAAGGTTATTAGAAACAGAAGGGGTCTTTTCTGTAGTTCCTCATAGGGATTCTAGTCTAGTAACAAACATACTTATTGATGATGATAAGTTGATAGAGTTTCAATCTACTAAAACAACATTTGACTTTTATAATGAAGTTATTGTTTATGGTGCGTCGCATAAGGGTATTAAAAGAAATTTGAACAGTATAAAGAAAATAGGTAGGAAAACTTTGGAAGAAGTTGATTCTAGTTTAATTACCCAACAAGATGTAGACGAACAGGCTTCTAGGCTTTTAGACTTACACGGTAATCTAAACATAAAGCACAAAATAAAGGTAATACCAACAGGTGTAGAACAAGTAAAAGCAGGAGATATAATACAATTTGAATCTAAACAAGAAAATATCGGACTATCTAATTTCTTAGTATTGAATGTAAATCACGAATTGTTCGGCTTTGTTACTTTAGAAATAGGAAGATACTCTAAAAGATTAGAAGATGTATTTTCAGAACTATTACTTAAAACGCAGAATAATGCGAATAAAAACAGGTCACAAGACTATATATCAAAAACCCCTTCTTTAGATTTCTTAGAAAAAATTAAGGTTAAGCCAATCTCTCTAACCATTAGAAAAAGAGAAACTTCGGGAACAACACTAGGGTTTACAACAACACTAAATACAAACACAACCCCACTAGGTATAGGTGGTTCTAGCACAGCAACCTTGCTGAAAGAGGAGGACTTGATATGATAACAGAAAAAATGAGAGAATTTATTGCTACACAATTAAACAACGCATTAACTGGTGGTTCGGGGGCTGTTGGACAAGGAGGAAACTCGACTAACCCAACTAACAATATATTAGATGTTCCTCTTGTAACAGGACTTTCGACAACAGTTAGTCAAACAGGAGGCGTTATAGATGTTAAATTAACAGTTTCCGGTTCTGCATTAAGTGGAAAAACAATTAGAGAAGTTGGTCTTTTTAATTCTACACCCGATATGCTTCAAAGAATTAATTTTGACGCAGTTGGGCCGATAACAAATAGTGAAATTCTTGAAATTTTTATAACAATGGAGGTAGAGTAAAATGGTAAGTAACCCTAATTTTTTCAGCACATCAAGTAATGGAACCCCGCTTAATCAAATAAGAGACGCAGTAGATTTTCCTCATACTGGATTAATTAAAGCACTAAACGGGGCTATGTCGGATAGGGCTATTATTAGTGGGTGTGATATTACTATAAGTAATTCTTCTGCACAAGGAAGCACTGGAAATAATTTTGTTACTGTTACTGCGGGAATAGGAATAATAGAAGGAAAAAGGTGCGGTATAACTGGTAATGCTCAAACTATAGCGGCTTCTCCTCCGGTAAATAGTTTTCATTTAGTGGTTGCACCTAAACCATCTTCTAGTGGTTCTACACAAATAGTTTTGAGAACTTCTACTACCACAAATACAATACCTGATTTAACCGCAGGAGATACCATAGTAGCAGTAATAAAATATTTAGGAGGTTCTACCGCACCGGAAATACAATACTTAACTGCGGATAAAAAAACTAACAGTTTGAGTATTGCTAGAGAAGATTCTAGTGTATATACAGAAGGATTAACAATACAGTCCACTACAAATGGAGATATAGAAATAGAAGGAAAAGAACAAGATAAAGATATTATTTTCAAAGCAAATGATGGAGGAACACCAACCGAAGTGATGAGAATTGATGGTTCTACATCAAGGATTGGAATTGGAACTAATACTCCTGCTACTATGTTGCATTTAAAAAGTAGTGGAACAGGAGAGCCTAAAGTTACTTTGGAAAATAGCAACGATGATTCACAAGAACCACAATTAGAGTTTAAGAAAAACGGAACATCTCCTGCCAATAGTGATGATTTAGGAATTATTAGATTTGTAGGGGATGATAGCAACGGTTCAGCGCATCTTTATGCTTACATGATGTCAGATGCCGAAAATGTTACAGCAGGAGCAGAAACAGGAAGAATTTTCTTTTTTGTATCTAAAGCAGGAACAACCGTAGAAATGTTAGGTTTATCACACGATGAAATAGTTGTTAATGAAGCCGGAGAAGATACTAATTTTAGAGTAGAAAGTGATACTAATGCAAATATGTTGTTTGTAGATGCAGGAAATGATAGAGTAGGAATAGGGACTAATACTCCATCTGCTACATTAGAAGTTGCTACCGGAGGAACATTTAGAACTCCTAGATTACCTACTGTTGGTATAGGAAGTCCCACTACTTTAACAGAAGCAACCCACGCAGGGGCGTATTTACTTTGTGGGGCAAATGTAACTTTACCTGCTACTTCGAGTCAAGGAGAACATTATACTATTCTAAATACAACAACTGGTAATATTACTGTTGCTAGAAATGGTAATAATATTAATAATGCGGCTTCCGATATTACAGTTGCTACACATAATGGTGTGACTTGTATCGCTGTCGGTCAAAATGATTGGATTGCATTAGGAGTTTGATTACTTTGTATAACGCTATTGCGGGTTCTTGTGCTGAACAAGAGGCTAATGCAGGTGGTGGCGTTCCTCCTCCGGTTCAAATTCCTTTTACAATAGCGGTTGATGCTTCTAGTGGGGCTAATAATGCCATGACAGGAGCATTACACAATCAGTCACAAAGTAACGCAGGAGGTAATATTGGAGTGTATATAGATTTTGCAGATGGAACTTCGGGAACAAGTGCAGGTCAATCTACTTATGGAACAGCATCAAGTCCTACAAGAACAACTCAAATTGCTCATGTTAGAACAAGTGAAGTTGCCGCTTCTTACAATACTGCTCCCGTATTTGGTATGTTTTTATTTTTTGGAGGATATATTAGACAAGGAAATATGGGGACAATAAGTAATATCCATTGGCAAATACCGAGTAGTGTTACAAGTTCATTAAGTAATGGCACATTTGTTGTCCCTCCGAATGAAGTTTCGGATACTAATGAACATAATCAAAACAATATATTAATAGATGGCCCAAGCACAAATAGTGGCACTTTTACTTTTATTCCTCAAGGAATTTATGGTAGTATGGCTAAAAGCATTGGTAGTAATTTTCGTCTATTCGGTTTAAGTTGGGGAGGAGGTAGAGGAAGCCCTACATTCCCTGCTGTTAATGATACAATATCATTTATATTTACAGTAGATGCTGATATAAGCGGAACTACTCACACAGTAAGGCATGAATTTATTATAAAATTTATTTGAGGTGATAGA